AATCAGTCTCTCTATTAATTCGATTGGTTTCTGCCACTTATGATATCTATCCCCAATTCTACCATCAGGTGCATTTATTGTCTGACAGGCATATTGTTCTTTGCCGTCAGCCGGTTTGTTAATTAATGGTGCATCGGTTCCCCTATAATACAGACAAATCTGATAATTAGAAGTATAACGCTCATTGGGCTGTCTCTGCCCCGTATTATTATAATTCCAAATAAGTATCTGTTCCAAATATAAGCCGCCTGAATTTAAATTTATATATGCAGACACTTCCTGCGGATCAGATCCTATAAACACATATGCCTGTCCCGTTTTTTTTACCTTATTCAAATATTTTGATATGTGTTCAGTAAAATCGCCATCAGTAAAATAGGGAGGATCGGTAATCAATAAGTCAATAGGTTTAACTTCGTCAATGATACTTAAACAATCAGCCTTTTTTATAATTGCCACTTGAGTACCAGACGGCTTATTCTCATTAATTTCCTTATCCTTACGCTCATTCTTATTTATCTCTTTTGCTAACGAATTAATATTTAATATTGTGTTTTTATCCTCTTTGATTTTACTCTTAATTTTTTCAAACTCCTCCGGTTTCTCCTTCTTAAACTTTTTTATCTTCCTTGCCCTTGCGCTCTCCTTCTTTGTGACGGGCATCTTCCCGAGGTTCTCTTTTGGTACCTCGGAGCCTCTTTTAAGGGTTGCTCCGTGCGGGTAGAACGTGTCGAGCCACTCGGCTTTTTTGCATTCTACCTCTATATTGAATTCGCCTATTTCATCAATCTTATTCTTATTTGCTCCCTGTCTCTGAATAATAAATTGGTATGCCAGTGCTGCATCGCCCAATAATTTGATTTGTTCGATAGTCTCTGCTAAAGCGAGTTCCTTTCTAAAACTATCAATCTTTGCTAATTCTCCCATTATATATTTTTATAGAAGTTATAAAGTTCTGTATAATTGGCCTCCGGATGTTCTATTAATACGTCAATTAGTTTTTGAAGTTCAGTCATCCGGCTCCTTACCATATCGACTAATTTGGGATTTACGATGTATGATGAGCTTAATATCTCATACACCTTCATTAATTTTTGGAACTCACACCATTTGTTAATTTTTGCCATAATACTTAAATATTAAAAGCCCCCACAAACAGCAAGCCCCCAGGTGCGTAGGAGTTGAGTTTCTCCAGCCTGAGGGGTGCGTGCCTGTGAGGGCTATTCGTTAAAACTGATTTTAAAGTCATACTCTATTTAATTTCGCTGTGACAAATATACAACTTTATTTCACTTATTCAAAGTCTGGACAAAAATTTTTGATATTCGTCCTCAATACTTGCAATGATCCGGTCACTGGTCAGTTTGTCAGGATACAAAGCCTGGATGACCTCGCTGTATATGAACGGCAATTGCTCACGCACGTAGGCTTCAAAGCGTTTCTGAGACATCCGGCCAAAGGCAATGGAGTGATACTCTATAAACTTCGTGCCGTCCTTAAACTCAAAGACAACATCATAATCGCCTCGTAGGTGTTTGAGAAAAACATAGAACTTATCTTTTGACACTTTTGCTTTAAACGTCTTTGGGAGCCAGTCATAAATGTAACCGATCAGCGAAAAATAAGCACGATGAAAAGTTGCATCACGGCTTGTCACTTCCAAAAGTGAAACCACCTCACCAGGGGCAGTAATGTCAATCAGTTCAATCGCATTTTGATTGAAAGGCAACATACCACCTCCGGTGACAGTGAACTCACAAACCCGTTTGAAGTCGGTGTCTTTCATTAGAACGGGAGGTCATCTTTTTCATCACCAACCGTCATGTCTGACTGCGGTGCTGATTCCTGGTACTCACCCCAGACACGAAGATTACCGATAATAGGCTGGCTCTTCTTTTCTTCGTCACTCATTGCCTCAAGTACCTCTTTCGGGAGTGACTGTTTTACAAGATGAGTATCTTTGATCTTCTCATTCTTTGTCTTGCTTTCAAAGGCTATAAGGTCAAGGTAAACGCCCTGTTCGCCCCTGAATAAGTGATTGGCCTCGATAGGGATAACAATACAATCAATCGGCCCGTTTGCACCGTTCATTTTCCTGATTGCAGCCTTCAGTTGCATCAGGTTTAATTTGCCTGAAATGTTACTCATTTTGTTCGTTATTAGGTTCTTCTTCTAAGTCCTCCAACTTATCTTTTTTCTCAATAGTCGGAAGTGTATCATACATGATTTTATCTGCCCGGTTCATGTCTTTGCCAAACAGTTTACCAATCTTCTCTGCTGCGTCTTTCACGGCATAACTTTCAGCAGCGGGGGCAGCTTTCATTACTGCGTCATTCTTCGTGTGATTCCAGTCCATTGCTCCGGCTCCCTTATCGGTCTGAATCGGTGAAGCCCCGATGCCGTCCTGCCAAAGCATTTCATTTGAGAGAACATCCTGATAGTAAAGCCGGATAGTTACCACGACAGAATTAGCGATAACCTGCACCTGCCTGATCTCGACGTTCCACTTTTTGAATATACGGGTCAGCATATATTCAACTCTCTCAATGGGAAGGTACTTTATACCCTTTGCCATTGGATGTTCCTTCAACCAGGGCTTCGGCGGTTCCTGATTCAGAAGTATATTTACTTCGTTCTGTTGGTTCTTTAGGTCAAGATCACCTGCAACCAACTGGTCATAACTTGGCAGATTTCTCACTGCCGGTGTTGTTTCACTCATAGTTTCAGATTTTATGATTATAGAATACAATCTCTTTCACTGCCCACTTCGGCAGGTTCAGTTCAATGTTGCCGGACTTCCACTCACAGAATACCTGATATCCCGGCCAACGGTTCTGCTCGACACACATCTTGTAGAGCTTCAGAAGCTGCTCATACTCATACCGGCCCTGACCAATGAACTGAGGTGATGCTTCAAAGATATTAAAAGCATACGGTTTACGCTTTTCCTGTGCAATAAAAAAGAAAGTCCACCCACGGCTATCGCCAGTTATCATCTCCATCAGGTCAGAATAAAGAGCAGCCTGGATATGGTAATCATTGTCAGCGGCGGCCCGGGTGAACCCGTCCTCTGAAGCGTCAAACGTTGTCTTCAAATCAATGATGAAGTGCTTGTTTGCCTTTACATAGTCTGGGCGAGCTTTCAGATTTATGTCGCCCTCGCTGGTCTGAAGTGTGCCGGTGATTGAATATTCAGCCTCGCCACCCGAAAGAAGCGCACGACAATAGTAATGCGACATGAGTTTATCCTTCATGTCTTTGATCTTTTGAAAGTCTGACTTCTCTATTGTCTTACGATCTCCGATCAGTCGCATCTCGCTCTCTGCCCACTCTTTGTATTGCTTCGTAGAACGGGGGGATTTAAAACCTTCACCAATCAGCACTTGGTATATTGCGTCATCATCAAATACATAATAATTCTGCTCAAACTTCTCAGGCTCTAAGATGAACGTATGATAGGCTGAACCAAATGCCATCGCATCGGTTTCCACATCCAGTGGTTCATCTTTGTACTGACGATAATGCGCCGGTGACTTTTTCAGATTCTTCAATCCGGAGTATGAGATAAATTCTTCAAGTGAATAATAATCTCTATCAACTTTTACGGGCGTGAACCCTTTGATATATTCGCTTTCCATTACTTTGGTTCTACACTATCAATAAGGATCAATTCACCGCAGGAGTAAGTTCCGGTTCCCTCAAAGGTGAATCCCTCCACCTCGCAGGTCATTATCCGGTACTCTTCCCGTTCGTCTTTATCTTCGTCGATCATGTCGCCCCGTTCCCACTGGTAGGAGGACCAGTTCTTTTCAATCTCAGCGGCAAGTTCCTTGGGGTCTGTATCGCTGAAGTGTCCTTTGCTTTCAAGGTACTTGTCGTAACTTCCGATTGTCATGCTATTTGGTAGGTTCATGATGTTCAGTTTTTGTTTTCAAATGATTTGTTTATTTCTACTGCCTTGATGCGTTTGATAGCACCTGCAACATAATGCTCAAGTTTCAGGTCAATGATATCTTTTCGGTAGATTTCGACAACGGAGTTAAATTCCTGCTCAGTGTCACACTCCATTAACTCGTGGATCACCTCACGTGTGCGGTCAGCACGTTCAAGTTTTTTCTGATTGATAAAGTTCATGTTATAGATATTTAAAGATTATACTCCGCTTGTCTGACCTCTGATGGCCGTAACACTTAACTGAAGGCTTGTTACACCCGTCGGCACCGTTGAAAATACACCCCACGCAACCGTTAGTCGCATCAACTGTCCGGTATCTTTTGCCGTCAATGATCTCAGTTCCTTCCATTGCTCCGGTTTCTTCATCAATCACCGGCCAATACATTCCTGATTCCTTTGATATGGCAATCATCTTTTTTATCACTTCGGCAGACTTAATCATCTGGTCTGCTTCGTCGGCTAATATCTGTGCTAATGTTCTCATGATGTAAATTTAAGTTATGAAAATCTCAAATAATATGATAAATGTCAGTATTATGATTTTTTGTGAATAATTTTTACCGCCTCATTCCATATTTTATTCATATCCCAATCACTGCCAGTCAGCCTACGTGCCGTATTAGCAGCCCGTCGCCCAGCTTCCGGAAAACTATAACCTGAGATAACTGAACACTGTGCAGCAGTCAAATCAGAATAAGTTACAAGCAATAGGTGAATAAGCCGTCGCCCCTGACCGTTCAATTCCTGTGCTTCAACGTATTTAATAGCTTCGGCAAGTGCAGCCATCTTATCTGCCCTCGCTTGTATTTCTTCTGATACTTTCATGCCGCTATTAATAGGTTAATTTTATCCTTTGTCGGCTCATGACCCAGAGAAATGATTACAGCAGTGGCATATTTTCGCAGATTTGCCCGTTTTTCTCGCCTCAGAGCGATTAACTTCCCAAAACGATACAAGTCCATGCCTGCCGCGCCTGGTATCAATACAGCCAAAAAAACAAGCCCCACGACCGAAGCTGGTAATACCACTATTATCGTTAACTCTTTCAATCCTCTTTTGTCGGAGATAAAGTTCTCCGGTTGGATAGGATTCTGAGATAATATGTAATTGAGATATTTCATCAGGTGTTGGGTTCTTTGGGTTCCTTGAAAAATACCTTTTCAATCATTTCTTCAATCTTTCTTTAACTTCTTTGTCTGCTTCCCTTTTGGCAATCAGTCCCACAATCCGAAATTAGGCCTTATAGTCCCTGCGCTTTCTTGCCCGGAGCTTGCACCATTGGAGGTATCGGTCACAGAGGGTCATGGCTCAATGCCTATTGAGGTTAATAATTCTTCAATGGTTTTATACGTGGAGCTATCCGCATCAAAATAAAATATCGTCTCTGATTTGCCGAATCCACCAATAGAACCCTTGCGTTTTTTGGTTATCACTTCACGATAAAATTTACGCCCATTTATAAGATTACCTGGGGCAATAATAGTTAGCTCATGTTTCATTATGTGTGCAGTGTCAAATGCCATGTGCGATAGCATCTTACCCTCAATTTTCAATCCCTCTACTTTCATACTAACTCATTTCAAAAATATGAATACTATCGTATGACTGCGGTAAAAATACGGCGACGTTATTAACAGATATGTGTCGTTTTATTAACCTGCGCATCATAAATTCAGATATACGTTTGCAATTTCTTCACGCCGCAGTCCCAGGTAACGCCTGGTGATTGCCAGATTAGAATGACCGAATATATCAGACAGCAGCACCAGCGAATGTTCTGACCTGCCGTTTTTCTCATATACACGACGTCCGAATGTTTTACGCAAGCTGTGCGAGCTGATGACAGGCGCACAACCTTTGAATATGCGTTTCAGCGTGCGGTTAATGGTCACCGTTGCGAATACGTGATTTTTCTGCGATTTAAATACGTAGTCTGTCGGTTTCGTGCGGTTGCGCTTCTGTAAATATTTGTATGCGTCTATCACTTTATCATTCAGCTGCACCTGGCGACGTTTACCTGTTTTCTGTTCTGTTATAATAAGGTAGTCACCTGCCTGTTTGCCTATCATATCAGCGTGTTTCAGTTTCAGCGTGTCACCTACACGCAGACCTGTATTAATGCTGAATATCACATAAAAACCGACCTGCGGCTGCCTGCCGTGCCAAAGTATGTCATTCGCAATACGCATTGCCAGGTCATAATCCAAATAATCAGACGTACCTTTTACGCTGCGTTTTTTTGATTTCAGTTTGTAGTGAAATTCACCGTTATTTATGTCCAGGTTCATTACCTTCATCACGTCTCCCGTATGTGCGTTGGTCACTTCAATCTCCGCCCCGAAGATGTTTATCATCAGGTCAGAGATTATCAGGCACTTTTTGCCGTCTGCAATAGCTTTTTTGACCATAGCGATCTGCACCTCGTTCAAATAGATTTCACTCATAGCTTCCGGTATATTGATCTCTGATTGTCCTCAACTTCGTAGTTAATCCTGCCGTCCTCACGAACCTCACGCAACCGGCGCAGGATTGTCCCGTCCATCAGTGCCGGACGCTCGCAGATTGACCGCACACGGTTCACAAGCGAATGAACGGGGAAGCTTGGACCGCTTATAAGATTGTAGGCTAACCAGGTTGATTC